TTCGATCGTATCTTGAAGGAGTATGACTAAAAATGGCAGGTTCACGCACACTCAAGCTCTCGATCCTTGCGGACACAGCCGATCTCGTCAAAGGACTCAAACAAGCCGAGGACACATCTAGCACATTTGGCGACAAGCTAGGCGGAGCGTTCAAAGCTGTTGGAACAGCGGCAATCGCCGCCGGCGCGGCTATCGGTGCGCTCGCCATCAAATCCGCAATCGATGGAGTTAAGTCTGCTCTGGACGATGAAAAGGCTCAAAGAATTCTCGCTCAAACTTTAGAAAATACTACAGGCGCCACACTTGCTCAAGTTGCCGCAATTGAAAAATACATAACACAAACATCTCTTGCGGTCGGTGTCACCGATGACAAATTGCGTCCAGCTTTTAGCAGACTAGTTAGATCAACAAAAGACACAGAGGAAGCTCAAAAACTTTTAAATCTTGCGCTTGACATAAGTTCAGCCACCGGAAAGCCACTTGAGGCAATTGCCAACAGTCTCGGTAAAGCCTACGACGGGAACACGAATGCTCTTGGTAGATTAGGATTAGGAATTGATCAATCAATACTTAAGACAAAAGATTTCGATCTAGTTTATAACTCTTTAAGGACATCATTTGACGGCTTTGCCGCTAATGAGGCTGTGACTTTTCAGGGTCGCATAGATCGGTTGAACGTCGCTTTTGATGAAGCAAAAGAAGCCATAGGGTTTGCACTTTTGCCAGTTCTAGGCAAGTTTTCCCAATTTTTGACCGATGAAGGTGTCCCGGCACTTAACGCCTTTATCGCTGGTCTTACAGGCGAAAAGGGTATTTCGACAGCTACAGAATACGCTGGTCGCCGAGTTGATTCTTTTGAACCTAAACTTTCAAAAACTCAACAATCAGCATTCAACGCCGCGCAAGACCTCCGGGAAATGGCGGCTTCGGTCGGAAAGTTATTCTCAACGATTGACGCTGGGACTGGCGGTGAAGGTTCGGCGATCGATGGATTTATTAAAGCTCTCAGAGCTCTTAACGCGATTGCCAATGTCACAATCACAATTCTCAAAGAGCTTGTCTCTATCGTTCAAATTGCCGCCGAATACTTGCGAAATCCTCTTTCAACTAATCAAGGAGACATTGACAGAATTCGAAAAGGTCTAGGGCTTCGAGTTCAACAATCTGGATTCGACACTTCGATTCCGCAAGCTCCCGGAGTTCCACAATTTAACACAGCCGGATTCTCTGGCGGTGCGTCGATCAATCTGACCGTGAACGGTGCGATCGACTCAGAGTCCACAGCTCGCCAGATCGTTTCAATTCTTAACGATTCGCAAGCTCGCGGAACACTAGGCGGAGCCGGAATCCTAGTGTGACGAACTGGGCTCCCGAGTGGCGTGTAAAGATCAACGCGGTCGAATACACAGATGTCACTCTTTCAAATTTAACAATCACCAGCGGTCGGACGGATATCTATCAGCAACCCGTCGCCGGGTATTGCGCTCTCGAACTTATCAATCTCAACACGGCGTCAGTCACGGTCTCAATCAATGACGGTCTCACAGTCGAAGTCAAGGATTCAACCGGAGCCTATGTCCCGATATTCGGTGGATCGGTCTCCGATGTCGCTATCGAGGTCGCTAGAGCGGGGTCGACCGGATATTCACAGGTCGTTCGGATTGTCGCCTTAGGGGCTCTCTCAAGGCTTCCAAAGGCACTTACCGAAGGAGTCTTATCTCACGACTTCGACGGTGATCAGATTTACACAATCCTCTCAGGCGTTCTCTTTGCAAATTGGAATCAAGTTCCAGCCGCGACAACTTGGGCGGCTTATGATCCGACTCAAGATTGGGCAGACGCGGAAAATACCGGACTCGGTGAGATTGATCAGCCCGGAGATTATGAACTTCACCAACGCTCGGCAAGTGTGACCGATGTTTATTCGCTGGTCTCAGCTCTTGCGACTTCGGGCTTCGGTTATATTTACGAGGATTCGTCCGGCAGAATTGGCTACGCCGACGCGACACACCGAAGCGAATATCTAGCGGCGAACGGTTATCTTGATGTCTCAGCCAATGACGCAATCGGCTCGGGACTTGCAATTCGTACACGCGGCGGAGATGTTCGAAATGACATTACTCTCACTTATGGCAACAATTACGGATCAGAGGTCACAGCTAGTGACCCGGCTTCGATTGCTATCTATGGCGATCTCGCGGCAATCATCAACACGACAGTCAGGAAAACAGTCGACGCGCAAGAACAAGCCGATCGATACTTGTCTCTCCGAGGTTATCCGAGAGCGAAATTCGATTCAATTACTTACGCACTAACTAACCCGGAACTATCCGACGGCGATCGCAATACTCTCATCGCGGTATTCATGGGACTCCCGATGAATGTCACCGATTTACCGATCAACATGAACAACGGAGAATTTCAAGGATTCGTCGAAGGTTGGACATTCCGCGCAAGCTTCAACACTTTATCCATCACGGTCAATCTTTCGCCGGTGGCGTTCTCGCTCACGGCTTTTCGTTGGAACTCGGTTCCGATATCCGAGAGCTGGAACACTTTGTCAAGTACACTCGACTGGGAACACGCCACAGTCGTAGCATAGAAAGAAGGAAAATGGCAACGACAACAAACTTCGGTTGGGAGACGCCGGACGACACCGATCTCGTTAAAGACGGAGCCGCCGCGATTAGGACGCTCGGTCAGTCGATCGACACTTCACTTATGGATCTTGAAGGTGGAACCACCGGACAAGTCCTTGCCAAGAATTCGAATACCGACATGGATTTCATCTGGACAAATGGTGGAGACATCACCGAAGTCACAGCCGGAACCGGAATCTCGGGCGGTGGCACTTCTGGAGCTGTAACAATCACTAACTCAATGGCGACAGCTATTGACGCAAAGGGTGATCTAGTAGCCGGAACCGGCGCGGACGCTTTTAGTCGTCTTGCGGTTGGCGCAAATGCAACAGTCCTCACGGCAGATTCAACAACCGCAACAGGTCTCAAATGGGCGGCGGCTTCTACTGGAAAACTTATACAAATTGTTGAAGGTACAACAGACACAAACACCACGAGCACTAGCAGTACTTATGCTGACACGGGTTTAACGGTTACAATTACTCCAACATTATCAACAAGTAAGATTTTGGTATTAGTTGCACAACAAGGTTGCGGAAAAGCAAGCGGAAGCACAAGTAGCGCAAACCAGATTAAATTAATGCGTGATTCCACGGAAATATCCAATACCGGTGATGGACTATTTAATACAGCGTTAAGCGATACTTTTAGATGGTTCTCTCCAGTTGGTATTCAAAAATTAGATAGCCCTGCAACCACTTCGGCAATTATTTATAAAACGCAATTTCGTTCTGTTAATGGTAGTACCCAAGTATGGGTAAACAGTTACACATCTTCTGCCCCTAAGCCTTTATCCTCAATTATTGCTATCGAAATTGGTGCGTAATGAATAAAACTAGTGAAGTGTTAGGATTTCTTATTCCTACCGGTGGTTGGGTATTGACTGGTGATGATTTTTCAGGAGTTCAATTTTTAGAGTGTGAACCAATAACTGAAAAACAATTCAACGACGGCGTCAAGTTATTTGAAGCAAAACAAATAGCCGACGCACAAGCTAAAGAACAAGCAAAAGCGTCACTAATTGCCAAGTTTGCCGCTCTTGGTTTAACAGCTGACGAAATCGCTTCTCTGTAATGTATCCGCAAGGTTCAGCGCAACGCTTGATCGAAGTCGCACTTAAAGAGGTCGGCTATATTGAGCAGGGCGAGAATCTGACCAAGTACGGGAAATTTACCGGAGCCGACGGCTTGCCGTGGTGCGGTTCTTTCGTTAACTGGTGCGCCAATGAAGCCGGAGTCAAGATCCCAAGTGTGGTCTCAACTCTTGCCGGATCTAAAGCGTTCAAGGTCAAAGGTCGATGGCATGAGACGCCACAGCGCGGCGATCTTGCGTTCTTTGATTTCCCGGACGACAAAGTGTTCAGGATTTCACACATCGGAATCGTCATCAAAGCTGACAAAGACGGAGACGGTTGGATCACTACGATCGAAGGCAACACATCAGGATCAGGATCTCAACGCAACGGCGGAGAAGTCATGATCAAACAGCGTCAATACACAGCCGGCGGCTCAATCGTCGGATTCGGGAGACCAAATTTCGCACCGTCGGAATTGGACTTTCCACCTATTCCGCCAAAGGTTGCGAAAGTAAAGGAGAAAAAATGATCAAGATGAAAGAACTTCTCGTCTCTTGGCTCCGAAGCTCTCTCGCCGGTGGATTGGCTGTCTACATGACAGGCAACACGAACCCGAAAGATATTGCGATGGGGCTTGTCGCTGGATTGGTTCCGGTGTTGATTCGATTCTGTAATCCGAACGATGCCACATTCGGAATCTCCAAAGACAAATGACAATCGGCGAGTGGACGGCGGTTGCCGGATTGGTTATTTCGGTTCTTGCCGCCGTCTACGCGTCAACACGGGTCATCGTCCGATCGGTTATGGCAGAGCTCACGCCTAATGGCGGACAATCGATCAAGGATCAAATCAACCGTATCGATCTCCGGGTCGACCGTCTCTACACGATTCTCTCTTTCGACGCGCCGAAACACACCGAGGTCGTTGACAAGCTAGAGGACTAAGGCTGACACTTAAACCAGATCCGACGACAACGGATCAAGGGAGCAGAAATGTCAGGAAATATCGCGTTCGTCTTTATGGTAATCATTTACGGCGGTCTCACTTTCGGAGTCGCTGTCCTAGCTTGGTCTAGGGGCTACAACACCGGCAGATCCGAAGCTGTGGTCAAGATTGAGCGTCGCTTGAGAGCTGTCAAATGAATCATCTTTACAGCTTGATCACAATCGG